TATAATTTTTGGAAAGCCGTAGACGTATTGGTTTGGGATAAGGGCCGAATAGGTATGGGCCGCCCGTGGCGCAAGCAGTATGAATTAATAATTGCGGCCCACGACGAGGATTATTGTAAAGGGGATATGGCGACGCGTGCAGATATTCTTAAATTTACACCGATTAATCATACGAACCGAACACACCAAGCCGAAAAACCCGTTACTCTTTTAAGTGAATTGATAAAAGCTACTACGGCGGAAGGTGCGATAATATTTGACCCATTTGTCGGCACCGGAGCCACAGCCGTCGCAGCCCAAAAACTCAATCGAAATTATATAGGCCTTGAAATCAACCCCGACTATTGCGAAATAGCCCGCAAGCGTTTAGCGCAAGAGGTATTGATAAATGCCTAAATCCCTTCGCGAACGAACCATCGCCTGGGCGCTGCAAAGCGAATCCGCCCAGCGTATCCGCGCCTGCCTTGATATCGCGCGGTGCCTCCCGCCTATCGACGACGACGGCGAGGGCTGGGACGCCATAACGTATAAGCTGGGCTGCGCGAACGGCGTCATCAACCTCCGCATCGACGCCCTCGAGGCCGGCGTGAAAGAGGATAAGATTAGCCGCACGACGCGCGTCGCCTACAACGTCGACGCCGCGGCGCCCCGCTGGGAGCAGTTTCTGCGCGAGGTATTCGTAAATGACGACCTAATAGCATACGTCCAACTCGCCGTCGGCTATTCCTTCACCGGCGACATCTCCGAGCACTGCTTCTTCTTGTGCCACGGCGGCGGCGCCAACGGCAAATCGACATTCCTGGGCGCGCTAAAACACGCCGCCGGCGACTACGGCTACACCCTTCCCTTCACCGTTCTCGAGCCAAGCCGCAACGCTGGCGAAGGCGCGTCGCCCTATATGGCCGACCTTGACGGCGCGCGCTTCGTTACCGCCTCCGAGGTCCGCGAAAATACCAAGCTCGACGAGTCGCGCATCAAACTGCTCAGCGGCGAATATGACATAACCGCGCGGCGCCTCCACGGCGCACCCTTTACGTACCGGCCGCAACTCAAACTGTGGCTCGGCGTCAACCATAAACCCCGCGTTGCCGACGACACCGACGGCTTCTGGCGGCGGCCGCGGTACATTCCCTTCACGCAAAAATTCGAGGGCGATGCGCAGGATACGCGGCTCTTCGACGCGCTGCTGGCGGAGACACCCGGTATATTGCGATGGGTCGTCGAAGGCGCGGCGAAATGGTACGCCGCCGCCGAAGCGAACGGCGGCCGGCCGGTTCTCGCCGTCGTCCCGGGCGCCGCGGAGCTACTAAAGGAGTGGCGCGGCGAGAGCGACCCTATACAAGAGTTTCTTAACGATAGATGTATTGAAAATTACGATGTTCGCGCTGAGCGCGGCGATGTTTACCGAGAATATGACGAATGGTGTAGCGATAACCGCGTACCTCACAAGGAACGCCTAACACGTAACGGCTTTATAAGAAGATTAACCTCTCGTTACGATACTGTTAAAGTTGGCAATAGAAGATTTTTTAAAGGTTTAGGGTTAATTGATGAGAATACGGAGTCCGCATTTTAAGAGCGGCACAACGGCACTTTAAACCCCCATTTGGTATATTATACATACGTGGAAGTTACTATAGAAAGAAAATACGCAAATAGGCCTCTAAAGTGCCGCAAGTGCCGTAAATGGCTATAAGGCGGTCAACAATAACGGAGGTTCGCTATGGTAGTACTCAACGGTCAGGTTGACACCGAGGAGGTATACGTTGGCTGGAAGGCTATCGCCGCGGCGCTGGGCGTGTCGGTAACGACGGCGAAGCGATGGCGGCGTAAAAATAAGTTGCCGGCGTATAAGGTTGTAGGTCAATTTCGTGCAAGTAGGGCGGAAATAAAGGCGTGGATGGCCGGTTTTGGCCTAAAAAAGCCTAAATAAGTCGATTTTGTTATCTTGTCAAAGGGGATATTATCGGTTATGCTTATAGCGTGAAATTAGTATACAGCGAATCCTCCCTTCCCTGGCGACGCACGGCCTTTAGGCTGGCGTCGCCTTTATCGCAATTTAGGCCCGAGGTAGGCGCGCCGAAATAGCAAAGCCTCGGGCAGCCCTGCGGGGCGTATATGGTTAAGGCGAAGCAACCGAATAAAACGGTGGATAACGGCCGTAAGGCTAATGGCCAGTTCGGCGCCGGTAACGATTTTGGCGAGCGTTCTGGGCCGTATAGCAAGCAGGACCGCGAGTGGAAGCGGCAGGCTGAAGAGGCGATGCGGCGTGCGGTGCCCGTTGAGCGCCTTGAGCGCATAATGGACGTGATGGCGCAGAAGGCCGAGGATGGCAACGCCGAAGCGGCTAAGTTTATTGCGGACCGCTTACTTGGCAAGGCACCGCAGCAGCTCAACGTCGGCGGCGCCGACGGCGGCCCGCTTGAACTAACGGTAAATGTTACGCCGCCTAAAAATAAATGAGGAATGGCCCGGTGGATCGAAGGCCCAAAAGCAATACACGGTTTATAAGGCGTGCGTTGATGGTCGTTATCGCCGCGTCGTCGTGCGGGCTGGCCGCAAGTTTGGCAAGACGTTTACCGCGGTCCGGGTTGCACGTAGCTGGGCGGCGGAAAGCCCGGGCGAGATTATTTTATTCGCGGCGCCGGAGTTCTCGTACTTGCGCGACCAGGTTGTACCGGAGCTGATAAAGGACATACCAAACGAGGCGGTTAAGGGCGGTAGTTGGGGCGTCGGATATAATAAGTCGGAGCATATCTTAACTATGGGGAATGACGCGCAGATATTTTTACGGAGTATGGAGAACGCGGACTCGGTGCGGCCGTTGTCGGTTGCGGGTTTAATCGCCGAGGAGTTTAGCTTGTGGACTCCCTACGCGTGGAATGAGTGCGTCCGGCCGACGCTTATGGCGAAGGCGGCGCCGGCGCTGTTTATCTTTACGCCTAAAGGTATGAACCAGGCATACGAGCTTTGGGACCATGCGATATCAGGCGCTGAAGGCCATAAGGCGTTTCACTTCACGAGTTACGATGGCCCGGTGCCCCGGGAGGCTATCGACGCGGAGGCGGCGACGATGCCGGAGGGCGTGCGGCGCCAGGAAATATACGCCGAATTCCTTGAGGACTTGGGCGGCGTGTTTCAGGGTGTTATGGATTGCGTCGCCGGCGATAAGGAAAGCGCGTTACTAAACGAGATTTACGTTATAGGCGCCGATGTAGGCGAGGTCCACGACTTCAACGTAGCGACGGTTGTGCGGCGCAGCACCAAGGCCGTCGTCGAGCAAGTCAGGTTTACGGGCGTTGAGCCTGAAATGGTCGTTGACCGCTTTAAGGCGTTGAGCGACCAGTATAACGGCGCTGTAGTTCTAATCGACAATACGGGGTTGGGCTGGGCCGTTTGGGGCCGGCTAAAGACGCTTGGCGTGCCAGTCAAGCCTTACAGATTTACGGCGGAGTCGAAGCGCCAATTAATCGCGAACCTCGTAATGATGATTTCGCAGCGCTCGATACGTTACCCTGATATCCCGGAGCTTATTAACGAATTGCAGATATACGAGGCGAAGCAGCTCCCGAGCGGCACCGTTCAATACGGCGCCCCCTCGGGTTACCACGACGACTGCGTGACGGCGCTGGCGTTGGCGTGCTGGGAGCTGGGCCACGGTATACAGATAACCGACTTCCGGCCGGTGATGGGCCGCGAGCGGAGTCAGTTGCCGGCGGGGCCGTTCTGATGACGTTGACGCAAGCAGAGCAGAGGATAATCGAGCTATACCGCGAAGTAAAACATCACGGGTACGGTGGCTTTGAAGTTCGCGTTGAGAGCGGCCAAGCAACGTTCATTAGGGTTAGGGATTACAAAGTAGAAAAACTCGACGATGCCACAGCTTAAGCCACAACTCGATATAAATAAAATCCTGCAGTCGATGGGATACGGCTACCTGTTTAGTAATCCCTTTGCGACTGAGTATGGCCGCGACCCGAAAAACGCCTACCGTACGGCGTGGGACGCCTACGATAAGATGCTGGCCTGGGACCCGGAGTTAGCGGCGCTCGACAAGCTGGCGCGGATGGCGGTGCTGGCCCACGATACCGAAATCGTCGCGGCTACCGAAGACGCTGAGAGCGAGAAAGCGGCGGAGTTCTGCCGCGAGATGATTTCAAATATACCGTATTGGGACGACATCCTATACGACCTGCTTGACTCGCCAGCCAAGGGTATGGCGGTGATTCAAAAGAATTACGTTCGCGACGGCTCGCGAATACTCATCGCCGACGGCGATAACGGCCCGGCGCTGCAAACGCTGCCGCAATACTGGTTTTATTGGAAGCCCGTCGACGGCGTGCCGACGCTTGTATACCGCGGTTCGTACGGCGGCGAGAAAGAGCAACCCCTCGACCCCGAGAACTTTATTATTGCGCGGCACGGTTATACTGTTGAGAATCCCTATGGCCGCGGCTACCTTACCGAAGCATTCTGGACGTTCGTAACGAAGAAAATTATTAAGGGATGTATGGTTCAGCTTGTAAAGCGTGGCGTCGAGGTAGAGCGCTGGGTGCAGTGCATAGCGGAAGACGTAGGTAAAGAAGCCTGGAATATGAAAGATATTATCCGCGACGCGCTTAGCGACTTTGCGCGATATAGCGATATAGTATTGCCGCCCGGCGCCGAGTTACACCACCAGCCCGGCGACCAGGGCGCGCTGCAGTCGGAGCTCAATTTTACCCACCTGCTCGATAACTACGAAGCGAAGTTAGTTCTCGGCCAAACGCTTACGACGGACCAAGGCCGTACCGGCAGCTACGAGCTCGGTAAGATACACGAGTTACAGCAGAACCGCTTTACGATTTCACGCTGTAAAGACCGTGATGCCGATATTAGCGACCAGCTCCTAACGCCGGTATGTGAGCTCAACTTCAACGTTGGCCGGGCGAAGTTCAAGACGAAATACGAACCGGAACGCGACCGTAAGGAGGACGCGGAGATACTTGAACGGCTTGGTAAAACGGTAAAGGGATTAAGAACTACCCAAGACCACGTACATTATGCGTTTGACCTTCCTCGACCGGAGCCGAACGCGCCGCCTGAAGAGATATACGAGATTACGGTCGGCAGCGGGGGCGGCAGCGGCGGCGGCGGCGAGCCCTTCGGTGAACCGTTCGGCGGCTTCGCGGCTGTGGCGCAAAAAAAAAAGTTGACGGCGCTGGCGACGAAGGCGGCGCGGCAGGACGAAGCAGATAAGCGCGTAAAGCTCGTAGACGGCCAGGTAGCGCGGTACTTAACGCTCGTAAAGGGTACGGTAGATAGGCGGTTCAAGGAATGGCGAAAACTAATCGACAAATCGCGATCCTACGACGACTTAATGGCCCGCGTCGAGTCGCGCGCGCGCGAGTGGCCGGCGTTCGCCGGCGCGCTGCGTACGGCCGCCGTCGCCAGCTACGCGCTCGGTATGGCGACGCAGGCGACGCAGACGGCCGTCAAGGCCGCGGCGATAGCGGCGCCGCCCGAGTATGATACCTGGGAAGACGTGCTGCGGGCGTTCAAGGACAAGGTGCCGATAAGCGCGGAGGTATTTTACAGCCTCGACCAGGAGTTACGCGCTAAATACTTCGCGACGGCGATAGCGGAAGATGACTATATGGCGACGGTGTTGCATAGCTTGATGACGACGGCGATAGAAGGCGGCGAGACGTTCTCGACGTTCAAGGCGGGCGCGTATGAGGGTATGCGCGCCGGCGGCTATACCTTCCCGGAGCCGTACCGCCTCGAGACGGTATTTCGCCGGCATATCAGTACCGCCGACGCCGCGGCGCGCGATGAGTGGTACGAGATACCCGAAGTCGCCGAGATGCTTTGGGGCTTCGTCTATACTACCTCGGGGCGGCCGAACGTGCGGCCATCGCACGCTAGCCTTAATAAGACGAAGTTGCCGAAGGAGCATCCATTCTGGAATACGAATTCGCCCCCTAACGCCTATGGTTGAAACTGCACCAAGGTTGAAGTGCTTGCCGAAGGCAGGCCTAGCGAAAACGAGCCGCCGGAGAATTGGCGTAGTATACCTGACGCCAAAGCTGGCTTCGACAAAACGCCTGGCGAGATGTTGAGGGCGATGCCGTAATGGAAGATTGGGAAAAACAATACAGAATACGTTTAGGTGAACTTATCGTAAAAGAGATGCTCCGCGAGCTGTTACCCGTGTTTTTAGCTGGCTTTGCTATAGGAGCGGTCGTAGTTGGTGCCGTAGCGATTATAATGATAATGATTATGATATGACCTTAAAGAACTAACTACCTTAGCCGAAACCCGGCGGGGTCCGCTCTTCGGAGCAGGCCCCGCTTTTTTTATGGCGACATCACACGAAAGAGGTTGGCCGATTTATTACGACGGAAGGATATGGCGCTACGCCGATACGAACGCGGCTATTACGGGGCGGCGGCCTTGCCGGCGCTGTGGCCATCGGCCGACGCTCGAGGGCTACGACGCTTGCCTGGGGTATATCCCCGGCGTTACCGCCGCGTGCTGCGGCCACGGGTTAAGGAGCTAACTATGTGGGCACCGATTTGTCAAGTAGGCAAGTGGCAAGGGATGTTCGGTGAGGTTGAGGTAACGCACAAGAAGCTCGACACCTGGATTGCCGCGTTTGGCCCCGACGAGAAGATACCCGTTACGCGGGGCCACTTGGCCGACCCGGAGAATCAACACGCCTCGACGGATGAGCCGGCGTTGTGTTGGATTAGCGGCCTTATGAAAGCCGGCGACTTGTTGCTCGGCAATTACGTTGGCTGGACGCCGGAGGGGCTGGAGGCGATTACGAGCGGCGGTTACAAGAATCCGTCTATCGAGAGTACGGACGGCTCACGGCTTAACAGCGTTGCGTTGCTTGGCGCCCGTACTCCCGCCGTCGAGTTTCACGGCGAGCGCGGCCGCTTCGCCCCCCTCGATATGGCGGGGCCGTGCCTTGGCGACGGCGCGCAGGTATTACTGGCGGAGCGGCTTGAGTCGCTTGGTGAGCCGATTGCCTTGCCCTACAAATCCCCGCCTAAAAAAATAACAGACTTGTTCGACGACGAGAAAGGCCCGGACGCTTGGACCAAAGCGTTCAACGCCGCCTTCGAACAGTACGACGGCGACGAGGGCAAGGCTAACGCGACGGCGTGGGCGGCAATAAAAAAAATGGGATACGTAAAAGGCAAGGACGATATTTACCGTAAATCCAAAACTGCGGCAGAAGCCGCGAACCAAGGAGGCCAAGAAATGGCCGTGGAACAAGCGGCGAAAGCCGCGGAGGAACGAAAGTCGGTTTTAGCGACGGTAGCGAACTGGCTCGGCATCGGGGACGCCCCGCCTGCCGAGTTAGCTGCGCTGCCCAAGCCCGAGCCGACGGCGGAGAGCGCCGAGCAAAAAGCGCTGGCGGCGCGGGTCGAAGCGCTCGAGAAGCGGGTCGAAGACCAGGCTACCGAGTTGCAGATGGCCGGAGCTACAGCGCAAGCGACGGCGCTATGCCAGGCGGCACATCTCGCGCCCAAGTTTGAGCGGCCGCTCGCCGAATACCTTGCCGGCAAGGCTGAGATAACGCTTGCCGAGCCCGAGGTAGACGACAAGGGTAACGTAGTGAAGGAGCACAAGGTTTCGCGCAACGAGTTTTTCACAGCGCTCCTCGCGGCTAAAGGTACGACGAAGCTCGATGACCCGAAGGTACTTAGCAAGCCGCCGAAGAAGGTGTTGGTCAAGCCGTTTGAAAGTGAAAACGAAGGCGAAGTTTCCGACGAACGTAAGGCCGAAATCGCGCGCGAGGCCCACGCCGAAGCGTTGGCGGCGGGCAAGGGCGACGACGCGGTCTTAATCAAAACCCTGATGGTCTCCAAGATGAACGCGGAGGTGAAGTAATGGCAGTAGGACCTTCCAATCCGAATAACACTAAGACAATACACCCGACGGTCTTGGTCGCGGTGCGACGGTTTATACAGCCTAACGATGAGCAGGCTACCGTCGCGGGCCAGGTTGTTATAGGCGCTTCGCCGGAGGCCATCGCGGCCACCGGCTTCGGCCCCTGCGATATAGGCGGCGCGGTCGTAGTTGAGGCTGGCGCTCCTATCGCTTTGGGCCGCGGCCCCGCCGGCTATCCCAATACCTACGAGTGGGTACAGACCGACGCGAACGGCCGCGCGATAACTTGGGTGGCCGGAAGCGCAGTGGCCGGCTTCATAAACGTGGCGGCGACGGTTGCGTCGCAACAGTTGACCGTTTACATGCTGCCACAAACGGCTCCAATCCTACCTGAATAGGAGTGATAGGTATGAAGAAATTCCTATGGCTTTTACCATTTATCGCCGCCGTAAGTTGGGGTGCTCAAGCCGACTGCTTTGTCGGTGCCGGCACGCCGGAGAACGCTTTTGTCGAAGGCGATATTTACGGTACGGGCGATGCAGAGATTGACGGCGTTCTGCTTCTGGAAGCCGCTACGGCCGCAGTCGACGACGTTACGCCGACGGTTGCTGGCGGGAATATCCTTATTACCGGCATCAACACCGTCCCCACGGCAATTACGGATTTAGACCTTCCCATCCCCGGCGCGACGTATACGATTATCTGCGGCGATATAGCGAACGCCTCGACGATAGCGGACGCTGGTAACTTTACTCTTAACGGCGCGTGGAACCCGGCGACGGTAAGCGATTCTATCACGCTTTATTGCTTCGCCGATAACGATTACCGCGAAGTAAGTAGAAGCTACGCCGTTGCCGGCCCGGTAGAGGGCGACCCGTTCCTGGCTGGCCCGGATGTTGTAGGTGCTCCTGGCCATTCGTGGATAGCCGACCCTACTACGGGAGTATATAACATCGGCGCGGGCGACGTAGGCGTGGCGGCTGCGGGTGCCCTGGTGGGCAACTTCGACGCTACGGGCCTTAATACCTGCGTTATAGGCGCAACGGTTCCCGCCGATGGGACATTCTTGGACGTTATTGTGGACGAGGATTTTCAACTCGGCCAGGACCCGCCCGACATTCACATCGGTTATAAAGACCGCTCCGATTACATCACGTTCTCCGAGACGTTCGACATCGGCGTCGACGCCGACCTCGCGGTTCGCTGGGATATTGCGACTCTCGTCGTGGGCGGACCCGGTAGCTTCGTAGATGAAACCACGAACGACGGCTGGTGCCTCTTAACTACGGGGGGTGCTGGCGGCCCGGATAGTGCCGGGATTAGGTCTGCGGGTTTAAATCATGACCCCGCTTACGCGACGAGAATAGAGACGGTTGTTGACCTCGGTGCGATTGCGGCCGGCCAAACGTTCCACTTTGGATTTTGGGCTGCGGCTGCCCGATACGTCGAGATTATTCACGAACCCGATGCGGATGCGAACTGGGTTTTGCGGGTAGATGATACCGCCGGCGCGGAAACGGAAAACTCCGGCGTCCCGGCTACGCTCAATCCAACCAAGCTCGAAATCGCGGTTACAGCGGGCGGTGTCGTTTCGTGGGCTATCGACGACGTGGCTATGCCAGTCGGAGGTATAACTAACGTGATGGCCAACCCGCATTATGTGCGGTGGTATTTGCTTGATGTCGCCGGTGCAGGGCATACCGCGACCATCGATTACTACATTAGCGAGCAACTCAAACAGCAATAAGGAGGCAAGATGCCGAGCCCTCTTGAAGTACGTTTTGGCGTTAATCCTATTCTCGAAGGAATTATTTACGGGTATAGGAATAACGCTTATATCGGCGGCGAAATCTTTCCGAACTTCCCGATGAAGTATGACGGCGGAACCGTGCCGCTTATCGGCGGTAAAGAGCAGATGCGTCGCCACATCGTCAACTGGGCACCTGGTGCCGGGCCGAACTACTTCGGCTTTGAGGTTAGCCAGGTTACGTTGACTAAGCCTTACCAGCGGGCGAACGTAAAAATTACTAAACAGATGACCGAGCAATGGCTCGCTTCGGGTATAAGCCCGGAGACTATCGCCTACGAGATGGCAGCCGAAACCATCGCGCACGAGTTGGAATGTGCGCAGGCGGCGGTTGCGATGTCCGCCGCGACTTACGCCGCTGGCCTTTCACAGAACGCCGCCGCCGCTTGGGCTCCTGCTGCTTACGGCCTACTTGCGCAGATAGCTACGCAGCGCCAAGCGATGGCGCTCGCGTGCGGTAAAGACCCGAATATCTTCTGGTGTGGCCGGGACGTCTGGGAATCCGGTATCAAGTCGAATACCGGCGTCCAGGTTGCCGCGGCAATCGCGCGGTACGGCGTTCAATCCGGCGCCGCCGCCACGCCCGAAATGGTAACGACTCAAACGTTCGCGGCGTTAATCGGCGTGGACCGAGTCATCGTTGGAAGCGGTAAGGTCGCATCCGATGCGACGCCGCCGGTTATAACCTATATCTGGGCCGATACCGCGGGCCTTGCTTACGTACCGCCCAGTAATCGCGTTCTCCTGGAGGCGCCGTTCGGGTTCACGTTCCGCGGCGAAGGTTATCCGACCTCAAAAAATTGGTGGAGCGATGAGTTTCAATCCACCATTTACGACGTAACGGACAACGCTGGCCCGCAGATAATCCCGAGCACGGCACTCGTAATTACAACCGAGTCCGGCTACCTCTGGACGAACTGCATCTAAAAGGAGGCGTGATGAAGAAATATCGAGTTATGGACCAGGCTATCGCGCCTTTCGAGGACGGCGAGAATAAGGGCAAGCACTATTACCCCGGCTCGCCTCACGGCGACGTGGTGGAGCTTAACGACGGCGACCCGCGCGTGGCGATATGGCTGGAGGACGGCGTAATTACGCCGGAACATAGTCATAAGGAGCCGAAACTTAAAGAAGATAAACCCGAGAGTAAAGGGGAGGGGCGATAATCCCTCCCCCTCCGGGGGTAACGTATGCCGTGGACAACTCCAGCGCTCGTAAACGAATACATTCCGGCGATTGACCTCGTAGCGGAGCCGACGGCGTTTGATAACTCGATAATCGTAGCCGAGCAGGACTTGCGCGCGCGGCTGCTGGTATTTATCGCCGACGCGACAATCGCGACGTGGACAGACCCCGCAGATACGCCCGAACTCGTGGTTAGTTGGGCCACAGAAATGGCCGCGGCTTATTACGAGTCTACCTACGAGGGCTACCACTTACAACCTGAAATCCCCGATAACCCGGCGGCTAAAGTCTACGACCGCGTGCTAAAGCAAATCGAGGCGGCGAAGTACGGCGGCGTAATAATCCTGGACGTTGCCGGCGCTCGCGTTGCCGTCGCCGGCATTACGGTAACGGCGCCGATAGATTACATCAAATATCTTCCAACGCACGAAGGCGGTGAAATCGACGACTGATGCCTGCGGTACGTTTAAGGTGGGAACCGAAGCCCGCGTTTGGCGGGATGTTGAAGCGGCTCAAGAACAAGCGGCCCCTCTATCTGCAGCTCAATAATCTAATGATAGCGATGGTCAACGAGACGCACCAGCACGCCGGGATGCCGAAATGGAAACCATCGCAACGTGCGATAGATGAAGGTAGCTTAACGGGCCGTAAATCCGGTCATCTTTGGAATAGCTGGCGGCCCGTATCGGGCAAAGCCCGCATCGAGAACCGTACCGCCTACGCCGTCGATTTCTACCACGGCCACGGCGCCAGGACGGTCCAAGTGCCGGCGAGCTACCGAAGGATACGAAGGACCGCTAAACTCTACGGCCAGACGCGGAGACGCAAGCAAACGGTCGCGGTGTCGATGGTCAAGGCGCATACGAAGCGTGAGCGGCCGCAGCCGGCGCGGCCTATTAAGTGGACGCGCCGCTACATAAAAAAGGCCGAGCGAAAAGTTCTTGAACATGTCCTGAAATAATGCTAACGCCCGAAGCAGACGCGGTTGACTTCATATACGACATCTTGAACGCCGAGATGGGCGGCGCCGGTGCATTAACTGCTCTAGGCGTCAAGGAGCTAATCAAGGACGAGCCCGGCACGCCGCACGAGAACTATATCGCTGTCTTGTTCGGCGGCGGCGAAGAGTTGGGTTCAAGCGGCCTCGCGCGCGTAACGGTTCTGGTGGATATCCGAAGCCAGGAGCTAATGATGGGCAAAGCAACGAATCCCTTAACGCGATTTAAGGAGCGTATCCAGCTTTGCCGCCAGCTTATACGTTCCCGCTCTTCGGGGCGCGGCGTCAAGGTCGAACCGATGAGTTATCCGATGGCGCAGTCGGAGCCGGACGAGAACAAGCATTACTTTTTTAACGCAACCATAACCGTCCCGGTCATCGTCGGCGGCGGCATTTAGGAGGAATATGACTTACGAAAATATAGCAGAGGTCGTCGTGGGCGTTACGGCTCGAGGCGACGCAACGCCGGGGACTATCCGGTTTGGCGGAAAGCCCATTGCCAGGGGGGTATATAGTGCAAGCAATGTCCCTCCCGGCTTTAAGTGGAACGAGTTCGCCAGGAAAGCAATTCAGCACGACGGTTTCGGCCTTACCGTGCTTTATGTCGGCGATGAGCGGATTAACGCTGCGGTTCGTTCTGCGGCGGAGAAGATGGTAGCCGCCGACAAACGCCAGCTTGATGAGCAGGCCAAGGTGCGGGACGCTATGGTGGGCGGGCGCCACGTCGCCGAACACGATACTTTCCAAGGAGAAGACAAAGGAAAAGTAAAAGGGAAAACTTCGGAGGTGACGCCGAATGAGTAGTGGAGCCCCTGTCATAAGTCTACCGGCCGAGGTTAGATTCTCCGATGTTACCGGCCTGGTAACGGGAACCGCGCATTGCGCGCTAAAAGATGCGGCCCTTACCATAGACAATAAGACGCTGACTACCATTAAAAACTTCGCGCAATACGGCGAATGGGAAATGCGGACAGGCAAGAAGACGACGCTGGAGTTGCAGTTGGAAGCCCCGAGCCTTGAGATAGAAGCCCTCCTGACCGGCGCCGACCTTATAACGACACGTTCCTACGAGGGCTATTTCGGCGAAATCGTAGGCCCGGCCATCGCCGGCGTATTTCCGGCCCTGACAAATATTCCTCTACTCGAAGGTTCGGAGGTCGTGCGTAAGTGCTCGGATCCCGAAGGCAAAGATATAACCGGCCTGCTCGATTTTACGGCGGGAGCCCCTGCCGTTACCAGTTACAGTATCGTTAACGCTACGGGTGTTATGACCACGGACGGCGCGTATATCCTTTACGCAATAGCTAACTACGCCAAATATGACGCCGCGGCGGGCGAAACCTTAATCACGGACGACACCGCAGACCTGCCGTTGCAGGACGTAGTTATTATTGCTAAAGCCTGGGAGCCTACCCTCCAGAAAAAAGGTAGCGCCGTATTTGTGTTTGAGGCGTGCGAGATTATACAGGAACCCGGACAAGGCATTACAGATTCGGCTAACACGGTCACGGTACGCTTTAACGTGGGCGGGCCGATGAAGAAAAGTATCCACCTAGTGTAAATGAAAGCGCCGGAACCTACACCCGAAGAAATTGAGCAGACGCTCGCGCGTATAGATGCGCGACGCGGCGGCGAGACCGAGGCTGAGGCTGAACGCAACCGGCGCCGCAAGGTGGAAATCTACGACGACTTTTGCCACGTTACCACTAAATTGCGGACGCTACATATTCCGCAGCCTACGCTTGGGTTTTTAATGCTCTATCACGAACGGAGGTCATACTTCGAAGACGACGACCACGGCCTCGGCCGGTTGATGGTAGCTTTAAGGCGAATGAAGGAGCCCGGCTATGTCCGGGCTCTTCGTATGAACGAGGTTATACCGGATGACGAGGCCGAAGAAGCGATGCGGGGCGTTTACTCCGAGGACCGGGCCGAATATTACTTGGTTATTGAGCGGATGGCGAAATACGGCGAAGACGAGACGGAAAAAAAAACGGCGAAACTCCTGGCGCTGCGGATGGGCCTCGACTCGGACCTGCTGGAGCATTTGCGCAGCTTGTCGAGTTTACCGGGTATACCATCGACGAAATTCTCAATATGCACGTCGGCGCCCTCAGAAATTTAATTGAGGGAATGCCTGAGTTAGACAAAAAGAGGTACGGACCCAAAAATGAAGGCACAGGTATAGGCAAATGGTAGTAATGGGTTCAGCGGGCAAGGCGGTCGTCGAGCTCGACCTCGACGATAAGGACTTCAAGGGTAAAGCAGGCCAGGCGACGGCGGGCCTTGACTCGAATATGAAGAAGCTCGGCGGCACTATTCTGGGCGTCGTCGGTGCCCTCGGTGTTCTGGCCGCGGCGAAGGGCGCGGTCAAAATGCTTACCGACCTTACTAAGAAGGCCATCGAGGTCGCCGACTCGTTCGAAGTAATGGAGAAGCAGCTCACGACCCTTACGAAATCGAAGGACAAGGCCGCCGCGTTTTTTGCCGAAATAAAAAACTTCGCCAAGGATACGCCGTACCAGGTTAAAGACCTGGCGCAATCGTTCAATATGCTTTACCCCGTATTCAAGGATAAGACCATTCCGATGTTAAAGCTGATAGGCGACACCGCCGCGGGTACGGGGCGGTCCTTTCAGGATACGGGCTCGGCGATGATGCGTATGGCAACGGGGGACTGGGGCGTCGAAATAATGCGTCAATTATTCCTGGTTAAAACCGAGTTCGGCGATTTGTTTGGGCCGACGGGGACGCTGGTAGGGACGCAGGAGGAGGCGTGGGCCAAGCTCGAAGAAATACTCGGCGACCGCTTTGGCGGGATGATGGTGGGGATGATGGACACCGTACAGGGCAAGGTATCCAACGTAAAGGACGTACTCGATAGCCTCGCCGCCGCCGTGGGTTCGGAGCTTACGCCGATTACGAAAGAATTTCTTGATGTACTTATTGAAACGGTGAAAGAGTACGAGAGGACCGGGCAACTACAAGACCTCGCTCAAGACATAGCAACGGCGATAAGCGAGAACAAGGATTTAATACTCGATATTATAGCGTTACTGCCGGATATCGTAACGGGCGGCGTAGAAATAGTACGTACATTAACCGATGTTCTCGGGCGGCTTAACGAAATTAACGAAGCGTGGGGGGAATGGACGGGTAACGGCTTGACCGCTATTGAAACGCTCGGCGGGGCGATGAGATTATTGATAGCCGGAATGATAGGCTTGCGCGAACTTTATATAGATATGTGGGAAGGTATAAAGGAAGGCGGCGAGCCCACCGAACGCGGCCGGAGGGGAAGAGGGCCGATTTGGGCGCCGAAGGAAAAGGGATGGACGGGAAAAAAGAAGGAGGACTGGTTAGAGCGGGCCGGGAAGCGCGTCGAGGAGTTATACGGCGTAACGCGGGAGGCCGCCCCGGAATATACCGCGATGGGGCCGGCGTCGGCGGTAGACGCGGCGAAGGCGCTGCTGAAAAGCGGCGAAGCCCGCGACGCCCGCGACCTTGAACTGCGGGGATACTCGCCCGAAGTTATAGCGGAGGCGACGGGGCGCGCCGGGGTAACGGCTCCGGCACCGGCTGCGGGCAAGGCAAAAAAGCGGAAGAAGATACCGCGCGTCGAGAAGGGCCTCGGTGGCGTCGATGTATTGACCGGCGAAGAGATGGCCGGCGCCGAAATCGAGCTGGCGAATATTGAGGCATACGAGCGCCTTGAGGCGCGCCGGGAAGAGGCCCGCGAAAAGGAGAAAGAAGAAATTGAGAAAATGGCCGATTTATACGCTGGTTATTTCAATATTAGCTCGTACTTGGTTGAAGGGTTAAAATCCGGCGAGTTGAAACAAGCGGTAGAGGACTTCGCCGTCGGCCTGGGGACAAGGGTAGCGGAGGAATTACTTGATAAGCTAATTATGATGGGGATAATGGCGATACTAAATATAGCGACCGGCGGCGCCACAACGCCCCTTGGAATGGGGCCGATGGGTCGCGGCGGCGTCATTAAGGCGGCGGGGGGACTACTCGCCAGCCTACCACCGCGCCCGGGCGGGTACTATATTCCTTTCGGCAATAAGATAATTAACTTCGGCGAGGCCGGCCCCGAGGTCGCGGCATTTCTACCGGGCGGCCGCCGCGGCCAGGATATTATTCAAAGACAACTAATGCCGATGTTCAACATAAGGCCGCAGCTCGAGGCCAACGTCGAGATGCGGCCCAAAGTCGAAACCAACGTATACGTAACAGACCGCGACGGCCACGGCATCCGCTACTATAATAAAGTTACCGCCGGCAAGGTAAACAAGGCGGTCAGTGTAAGAGAATGACCGACTACGCTTATACCGTTGAGCTACACAAGGCCGGCATAACTATGACGGAGCCGTTCGTGCCGGACTTAATTATAGATTCACTCGAAGACCTCGGCGCCGGCCTCGAGGACGACGAGCGCGGTCAGGCGTGTTGCCCGCGGCTCGACTTCTCGATATGGGCCACGACCGAGGCGGCGGCGTTTATAGCCGCTATCAACGACGCCCAAAATATATGCGTCAGCGTTTTCGAATACGACGCGCAATTCCCCACGCAGCGCTACCGCCGCTTCGCCGGCCGCCTTATTGAGTTACCGCGCCGCGGCAAGTCGGCGGACGAAGATGTATTTATATTCAGCGCGACGGGGTTCCTCTCCACCTACGACGAAGTAGACGTGGTAGACCCGGTATCCGGCGGCGCGTACCGTGACGCGTACTTCACCGATTTAATCACGGCGCTCTTAAAAGCGGCCGCCCATACGGGGGGCGTCTCCATCGACGCCGGCGCGCCGATAAAAACCGCCGACCGTTGGACCTCGCGGCTTTTTTACCCCGGCAAACACCGCTTCGGCGGTAACTACGTAACGACGGACCGGATAACCGCTATTTGTAACGACGGCGCCAATCTCTATATCGGCGTAGGCCACTGGCTTTGCCGGTACAACCCGGCGACGCGGGAGGCGGTAAAGCTCGCCCGATTGAATTATACCGGCAAGGCCCTTAACCTGGCGGCGTGGCAGTGGCGCATCGCCCACATCGCCTACGACGCCGGCAACGTCGTGGGGTGGGCGGAGTCGGTTTATGAAGACTTGAAAGACAACGCCGCGCACGCGAAGATTTCGTTTACCTACGCCGGCGGCAACCTGATTGACCTCGCGGACGCGAACCTTATTTATAACTACGACCGCGACTACTACGTTAAATCCCGTAACGTCGTCGCCTATAACCGCGGCGGGCCGCCCCCAGGTACAGACTTTGCTACATGGTATTACAAGGAAATCGGCGAGGCGACGCCGCAATCAAATAAGACCCTCGGCCTATCCGACCCCGGAAATAATTGGGGCCAAATAGGTATAGACGTTAAAATTGGCGATACCAGTATTACGGAAATACAAGGCCTTACCATACGTCCGCATATAGGTGATAGGGTATCTTTACACCAGGGCGATACCCACCAGGATATGGGAGAAGTTACGGGTTGGGGCCGCGGGTACGGCGGCGGCCTCGGCAATACTATAAACATCGGGGTGCAATATAAATCCCGCTACCTTTTTCTCGTCGGGGCGAAGGTACTCATTTTAGCTAAAGGCTATGAAGCGCCGACGGGCAACTTAGAAATCCCCAGCTACCGGGAGATGAAAGTCGAATACGAACTACCCAGCGGCATAGGTTCGCCGACGCCGGTAGACGTACGCGTTGAACGGCGCCGCAACGATGATAGTAGGTCCGCCTTTTATTGGCCGGAAATCCTGGGCTATGCCGGCAAAAACAAAACGGTTTTCGTCTCCGGCCCGTACCTCGCCCTCGGCGAGGGGAACTTGCCCGAGGAATACAAATTCGCCGCCCCCAACAGATATTATGTCAGCGAAGAGGTGCCTAACTTCTACGTCAAAATGGAGGACGCGGCCCACTTCGCCAATCTACCCATCGACGGATATTGCGTCAAAAATAAAAAACAACCAGCCGCAACCGGCGTCCCAGGTGAGAACGTCCTCGTTCACAACGGAACGCCGGTCAAGATATCAAACGAAGGGAACGATGTTTTAAGTACGCGCGGGAATATCTACCTCGCCAAGGAAGGCAATACCGTTTACGTCGCCTGGAACCGCTGGCGTTGGGTAGAGGGCGGCTGGTTTTTACAGGTAGCCTGGGGCAAACTTAACGGCGATATGGCTATGATTATCGGCCGCGACCGCAACTGGACGAACTATCAGGGGCGGCTGCCGCGGGAGATAACGGCCTTCGCCGTTCACGATAACAAGTTCTGGTTCGGCGTTAAGCGTATCGAGCCGCGCTGGCGCAATACGACGATGCAAATAATATGGGCCTCGCCGCCCCACAACGAACTCAAGCCCGACGACTACGACGGCGGCCTAATCGCGACGTGCCTCGTTACCTACGACAAGACCGAATATTTGGAAATGGGTGGTTTAATCCGCGTAAGGGCGGAGGGCAAGGCCGAGGCGCTCCCCAAGGAATACCTGATATCGGAGTGCGAGGTTATCCCACCTTTCGAAATAATAGATACCGACCATTCGTATAGAAAGTACCCCCCGGAGGTCCGTACGCGCTTCGTCCTGTTCGCGCTGGATCTCTTTAACGTCGAAGTTCCGGGCAATTACGCCGAGCAGGCCAAAAAGGAACTCGCCGACAAATACGTAACGATTATGGAAGGGTGGGATATTCGCGGCGAGATTTGCTACGCCGACGGCGACGAATTGAAGGTAGGCCATACCGCAGTCGCTAAATACGGCGAACCCACCGACGGCGAATTGTACGATTGGAACCAAAAGGAGTGGCACGGCGAGAGCATCGCCCCCGAGCCGGACGGCCCCGCGCCGTGGACAGAACTATCGGAACCGCGCGTCGTACCGGGGTCGTTGACCGTAACGCAGATAGATAGTAAAAAGGAATTCAAGGTTACGGATAAGACAAACCTGGTGGAAGGAGAGATGCCGATACCGCCGCTGGACGAGGTATACGTGAAACACCGGGAAGGCGGCGAATTCACGGAAACCGCGCTTTATTTCAACCCCGCGTACGTTGGCGGCCGGCGAAACATATTTTCGCCGGAGGTTAATATAACCCTTTATATGGAGGGGCAACCCTTCGACGTCCAGTACGAATATTACGCCAACCGCGTATACGTTGAGCCGTTCGTCCTCGACGGCGCCCTTTACTTCAACGAGACCGAGACGGGCGCGATATACCGCCGCGACGGCGATACAAACTGGACGCGCGTTACGGCGTGGCCGGCGCCGCCGGTAAAGGTAGACGTGTTCGGCGACGACGTGTACGCGCTGGCCGAAAACGACGGCGCCCTTATGCGATATGGCCGCACGTGGCCGGGGTACATCAACCCCGAGGTCGGCGGCGCCGACTCGATAGACATATTTTCGGCGTTGACGAAGATAGCACAGGCGGCGGATTGCTTTTTGGGGGAGGAGAACGGCCGGATTATGTTGCGGCCGCGGGTTCAAAGCGGCTGTATCGTAAAGGCCGTGGACTTCGAGGACTTCGAAACGGTTCAATACTTAGAGCAGAAAAAGTATCGCGGCGTCTTATTCACGTACGCGAACGGCAAGGCGTACTGCGGCCAGAACGACCCGCCCGACGACTTGATACTCCGGCGCAGCGCGACCTGCGTCTCCGACTACGGCCTGGCCGCCGAGCTTGCGCGGCGATATTACGAATACTTTATTTCCGAGGCCGTTATTTATGACGTTGGAACGGCGCGGGAAGGCTTGACCGTACCGATGCTGGCCGGGATACTGAACGTCGGCGAGATAAACGGCCGCCTGCTCGCGTATACAATTCAACCCGGTGGTAAAATAAGTATGCGTATCGAAAAGACCGTCGGCGGCCGGTTAATGATAGGAGCGATAGCGTGAACCGAATGTGGCATTTAGGCGTAGGCCAGCCGAAGGTTCAGTTACTCGACGCGAATAAGGTAAGCGTGGGAGAGTTTAACCTTGACGTTCCGAAACCCGACGCGAGCGTGAACATCGCGGCGATGATGGCATACGGCCATACACCCGAGCGGACGCCGACAGTTTACGGCGACGGTACGAAGCGCGACGAGCCGCACGGCTATCGCTTTCGCGCCCACCTTTATTACACGATGACTAACGCGACCGGCCGCGCGTTATGCGTCGCCGTCGTTAGCCATCTTATGAATAACCGGCGCAACACGGTTAAGTTTTGGCCGCACCGCGACGTAGTAAATAATTGGCATATCTGCAAATTAGACGAGGACCCGGACGTCGACGCCCTTATCGAGTACCGGGCCATCGGCTATTCCCTGACACTTTCGCTTGAGGGCGTACGGCGCGAGTACGTATTGCCGACAACCGTAATAGGATGTATCACCAACTTTAACGAGGTAGGGGCCGCTTACGCCGTCGGCGACCACGTAAAGAATTTTGCCAGCGTCGCGGCAGTATATGGCCCGGACGACCAACCCGCGTATTTTTGTTCTCGCCCGTCGAAGGGCGAAGCCGACTTACCGGACTACAGTTAAGGAGGAAAAATGAAGAAGGACGAATTGAGCAAAGGGATAACGACCTATGACGGTGATACGGATAGTACGCCGGCAACAGAGCGAGTAGATGCCGACAAAATCAAGGAAATCCTTATCAACCCGGCGGTGCCGCCCGAGCTACAGGCGCTGGCCGAGAGCGCGACGGCGGCGTTGAAGGCTCATACCGCCGAGGGCAAGTCTATCGTATTGACGGAGCTCCGCAAGCGGTTCGACGTTGCCATCGCGGAGCTACGGGCGATGGGATGCGATAAAACCGTACCCGACGAGAAAATGATAAATCTTATGAGCGCCGCCTTCGGTAAAGGCTTAACCGATATCGTCGTCGACGAATGGGCGAAGGCCGTCGGTAACGCCGAACCACTCGAGGGCCTGCCGAATGAGCTTACCGACGTCGGCAAGCAACAAGCCGTCATCAATATAGCGGAAGCCGTCGGCCGGGACGCCGCCCGCGCCGTCTTTACCAGTATATTCAACAAGGCGTATTGGGAAGGCGTTACCTTCGCCGGCGCCATCTTCGCGAATTTCAAGGATGATATACTAATAGCAAACGAAAAAGACAAGTCTTAGCGGATACCCCGCGGGGCCTCATTAGGAGGCTCCTATGGCTTCACCTACATACAGTTTTCTCCAACCGTTCGTTAATTTAGTTCCAGGCCAGGTGGAAGTGGCGGCGAAGCGCGTCGACGCCGACGCTATCAACCTCTTTGGAACGGACCTGGCCCGCGCCTCCGCCGTCCGCGGAACCTACGGCGACAAGGCCGCCGATGCCGGCTCAAACCCCGTTCGGTGCTCGCTTACGTTAAAGTCCGACTCGTTACGTACCGGCGTCATCAAGGCCGGCGACTGGTATAAGGTAACGGAACTCGGCACCGGAAGCGTATGGACCGGCACGGCTCAAATCGACGACGTAACCGCATTCTCGACGCTCGGCGGCGCTGGCGACGGTCTACTGGTTGAGGGCGCCGCGCCCGGCGCCGGATACGACGCCCCGGCGTTTTGGGCCGACTTACGTATCGAAATCCGTCATCAACTTGTTTCCAGGGTTCAGGTAGAACAAATCAACCTTACCGATGGCGCCGTTGGCGCGCTGCAGACAAATGATATCGCGCGCCCGGGCGGCGCCATACTCGAGACGGATATGGCCGCCGACGAGACCGCCTTCGCCGTCGGGCACAACGCCGGCACCGGCGCGCATAATGCCGGCGTAATCGACGAGGCTATGTTCGCCGATACCGCTTTCGAGAACTTCAACTACGCCAACCTGCTCGCGAACGGCGGGGCCGAGGCCGGCGAGGCCGCCGCGGGCGAGGCGGACCCCGACAATATTCTTTTCAACCCGCCGTTCTACTGGAGCGCCGTCGCGGGCCGCGAGCCCGACGCCTTATTCCTTACCACCACGACGCCGTACGAAGGCCGGTACTGTTGCCAGGCTACGTTTAGCGCGGCGAACCAGGCGGTAGACCAGGAGTTTGACCCGCTGGAGTTCGACGTTACGCAGCACCGCGGGAAGTACGTCGCGCTAACGGTCGCCGTGCTCGCTGCCGAGGCGGACAGCATAAAGGTCGGCTTCAACGGCGCCGTCGGCGCCGAGGACCTTTGCGCCACGGCCGGGGGCGTAGCAGCGACCTGGACTATCCTAACGCACATAATGCAGATAGACGCGCTGGAGACGGCAATAACGGCGCGGTGCGTCAACCAATTCGCCGGCGCCAACGTAACGCTATTCGACGCCGCTATCACGGTGCTCGGCAGCAAGCCGGTGGCCTATAGCCGCTCGACGTGGGAGGCGGGCGCCATTAGGGCGCGTGACGCCTCCATCTTCAACCTGGCGCTAAATAACCTGTTCTCGTACTGGACGAACGGCGTCGCCGTTGACCCGGACTGCTGGGAGTCGGGCGGCCTCGCTACTTGTATACAAGAGGCCGTCGCGGCCAACGTTGCCCGCGGCGACTTCTCGGCCCACGTAACGTTGCCGGATGACGCCGCCAGTTTTAGTCATCGCGTGGGCTATTCGCCAACGAACAAGTGCGCCGAGGCGTTGCGGGGCCGCTACGTAACGGCGAAGTTCAAGGTCAAATGGGTAGCCGGCACGCGCAACCTCCACGCGACGCTGCTATCGAACGTGGCGGGGAACTCCAAAACTATATCGATTGACCTACCCAACGCCGCGGACTTTAACCCTTGCGCCATAATTGCGCTGGAGGTAGGCGCCGCGGCGACGGACCTGTATTTGCAATTTGAAAACCTCGACGCCGGCGCGCCGACGCCGATAGAATTCTACCTCGATGACGTACAGATAACGCCGACGCCCTGGCCGTGCGCGCCGATTATCCCCAACTTCTGGACCATTCAAACCGAGGAGTGGACGTACAGCGGCTCCTGCGACCCGACGATGGGCGATGTTGATTTATTCAAGGGAAACGTCGGCATCTTCGCCGTCAACCAAGGCGTCCAGGCCGGCTTTTACGGCGTGGCGCTTAGGGTCTACGTGGAGAGCAACACCGCCCCGGCCGTCGCGACGACGTTTGATTTGATTCATCTCGGCGCCCCTATAGATAGTATAACTTTAACCAACCCCGCGACCGAAGCACAGGCCCACACCAACGCTCCAGGAGCTTGGAACCGTATAACACCCGAGAATAATCTCCGCGTTCTCGCCGCCGCCGGCGGCTCGGCCGTCGAGGACGTCGTCGTTCGCTGGGTTTTCCTTAAATCCGCGGCTAATACTTCAGAAGTATAAAAGGTATGGCCGATAAGAAAATCGAAACGGTAGCCGAGCTGATAATAAGGGTTGAAAGCCTGGAGGCCCAAGCCGCCGAACTCGAAGCGCGCCTGGCGAAGGTAGAAAAGAAATAGGAGGTGGTATGGCAAACGGCAACGAGAATAAATGGCGCGATATGAACGCGGCCGAGTGGCGCGGTAAAATCGGCGAGAAGATAGACCGCCTCGAAACATTGGTCACGGCGATTTGCGCGAAGGTAGACACCCACGATAAAGACCTCGCCATTCTGCAGGACCGGGATACTCGGACGCGACTTGGCTCGCGCGCGCGCGCGATTATAGCCGCGGCCATAATAACTTCGGCGGCGAGTATCTTTATTGCCTTACTCGCGTTATTAGGAGGTGTGTAATGAACGGTTTTAAATCCCGGAAGTTTATACTCGCGCTAATCGGCGTCGCCGGCGGCGCCATCGCCGCGTTCATTTTACCGGCGTTCGGGCCGTTCGCGTGGCTAAAAGAACATAGCGTTACGATATTCGCGACGGTGTGCTCGCTCGCGACGGCTTATATCGTCGGGAACGCGATAACGGATTGGGGCCATAAGAAGGATGCCTAAGTTAATCTGGCAACCCTCGCGCGGCTTCGGCGACCGCTGCGGCTACGCCGTCGACTTCATCGTGTTGCATTATACCTGGGGACGCAAGGCCGGCGACCTCGCGACGCTGTGTTCGAAACGCGCGTCGAGTCATTTCTATATTACGCTCAACGGCGACCTCTACTGGCTCGTCCGCTTCGAGAACCGCGCCTTTCACGCCGGCGTCGAGTGGCGCGACCGCGGCACTTGGCAATACAAACGCTGGAAGGCGATACGGCCAAACGAGCGGTCAATCGGCATCGAAATTGAGGGCTTCGGCGAATACACCGAGGAGCAATATCGCGCGCTGGAATGGGTATTGCCGCTGCTGCTCGAGCGCTTCGATATACCGCTGCGCCTTTTACCCGACCCGTACTGTGGAATGAAGGACCGCGACGCGTATAGCATCGCCGTCCTAAAAGACTTCCGCGGCGTCCTCGGCCACGGCAATATCCATTACTCGAAGCGCGACCCCGGCATAGAATTCGATTGGGAGCGGCTGCGGTGCCTGGCGCTGCTGCCCGACCCCGGCTGCTTGACCTGGCCCGAGAACATCGTATACCGCGGCGACCCGGCTTTGTTGCCGGAAGGGGGATTGACGTATGAGTTTAAAATTGCCGGTTAAATACCTGATACTCGGCGCACTTGCGCTGCTGCTTATAGGCGCGGCGGTCGTGGGGGTCTTTACGTGCCGCTACGACCGCGAGGCCGGCGAGAACGCCCGCGCTACTCAAAGCGCCGCGCCGCCCGGGTGGGTTGCGCCGCCGACGGAGACGACGCCGTTCCTCTCGTTTAAAAAGAATAAGGCGTCCGACGTAACCGCCGGCTTCCCGGCCGGCTCGCGCGTCGTCGTCGTCGAGACGCCGAAGGGCGAGACCGTCGAAATCGGTATCCTCCCCGACGGCCAGGTCGTTACGAAGGAGGGCGTCAAGGCTACGATATACGAGAAGCGCGCGGCGTTTATCGCGCCGCAGATACGGCCGTTTATAGGGGCCGGCGCCATAGGCCCGGAGCTGGGCGTCGCCGCGGCCGTCGGCGTCGACCTGCTGCGCGTGTGGCGCGTCAACCTCGGCCTCGGCGCGTTGATTAACGATGAGGCCGTCGCGGCCGCCGCGTTCGCCGCGTACCCGGTATGGCGCAACGTCGACGCGCGCATCGGCGGCGGCTACGGCACCGCAGGCGCGGCGTACTTCGCCGGCGTGTCGATAGGGATAGAATAAACTGCCGCGCGGACGGTACGAAAAAAGCCCCGGTCGCGCCGGGGCTTTTTGTTGTGGGCCGATAGCGTTCAGCGGTATAGCGCCTTGACGCGGCCCAGGGACGCGGGGGCGACGGGGGCATAGCATAAACGTGCCTGGTATACGTATAACCCGGCCGTAAACCAGGTAGCACCGCCGCCGCGCGTTATGCCTATGGCATACGTGGGCGTCGTAAAATAGTCGACAACGCTTCCGGTCGTCGTTACCTGGTATAGGTTGCTACCACCGCCGGCAATCCAGATGTACGGCGCTTCCCAGAATAGGCCCGTTGCGGTAGGGGCGGGCGCTGCGAACGAGTCCATAATCGAGCCAGCCTGGTTTAGCCTAAACACGTCGTCGCCGTTCGAATACCATAACGAGGCGCCGCCGCGCGTTACACCGCAGCCGTAAGGCCCAGGGGCGGCGAAGGTACTTATTAAGCTACCTGTCGTTGTAAGGCGCGCTATGATTTTAGTGTCGCGGTCCGCCAGCCAGAATTCGCCGGCGGTCCGGTCAAGGTCAAACGACTTTCGGCCGGTACGTACCGTCCTAATCACGTTTCCGGCCATCGTCGTTTCGTATATCAGCCCGAGGTCCGCGTTAATATGGAATATATGGCCATCGTAATAATCTATGCCATACACTCCGCTCGGGCACGGCGATATAAACGACGCCACTATCGACGCCGTTCCCGCGAACGCCGTTGCCGCGCATAACGTTATTGCCGCTAACCTTTTCATAGTGTTGCCTCCTTTTTTAGCGCCTCTCGAGGAAAAAATCCGGGATATATACCGGACCGGACTGTCTTACCCGATAGTATCCTTCACAAGGTTGATAATAAAATCTAGTGGCAATATAGCTAATAAGATGTCCTTCGTGGTCTGAGGAACTACCCGTCATTTCCCAAAAACCCGAGGCATCTGAATCAGTTTCCCAATGGTATTCGTCTTCGCCTCTTTGTTTACACGCTTCGCATATAATTATGACGTGAACTCCATCTATGCTAAATTCGCCTACCGCATCCCGAGTATAGCCACAAAAAACTCTTAATTGTTCGGTATCTGTAGGTGAAGAGTAAGTAGAAATAACGAGAAGCAGCAGAATCATTATCGCCTTTTTCATTTCTATACCTCCTTTACATCTCAAACAGCGTATACTCCTCTCGCCGCTCGGCGTAGCTCCACCGCAGCAACTCGACGGCGCGGCGCCGCCCGGCATCCGTAGCCTCCAGATAAATTTCGGTGGTTTTTATATCGGCTTGCCCGAGTAAGGTTTGAACGGTACGTACGCTCGCGCCGCGGTCGTGGATTTCGGTCGCGAAAAAATGCCGGAAGTCGTGGAAGCGGCACGGCAACCCCGTGGCGGTCTTCGCGCGGCGGAAGCGGCGCTTGAAACTTTTTAAATGGTTTGAGCCGTTTATAAATATGTATCCGGGGACCTTGCGGCGGGCGAGGACGCGGAGCGCTACGTCGTTGAGCGGTATGTACTGGATGCCGCGGGTTTTCGAAATGGCGACGGCGAGAACGCGCCGCTCCAAGTCGACGTTCTCGCCGCGTATCTTTAAAATGTCGCCTTTCCGCAGCCCCGTGTTCACCGCTATTGCGGAGAGGTCGTATAGCAGCAGGTCGTTCTGCAGACACCATACGAGCCAGCGTTCCACCTCGGCCGTCGTCGGCAGCGCCAGCGGGCGGCGCGCCTCGGGCAACATTTTTACTCCCTTCACCGGATTGCATTCTGTATACCCCGAGAGTATAGCATAATTAAATAGGTGTTTCAACGTCGCGAGCTCGCGATTAATGGTAGGGTTGCCGGCGTCGTCGGCCTTGCAGCTTCGAACGTAGCGCTCCACGTCGGCGCGGGCAATCCCGGCCAGGTCGCGGTCGCCGAAGAAATATACGAAGCGGCGGACGTAACGGCCTTTACCCTCGAGCGTCTTGGGTGCGTTGTATATGGCGCAGTAGTCGAGGTACGCCCGGGCGAAGTCATTAAACGCGACGCTACTCATTTTCGTTCTTCCCTTTTCAGCCCCCAAACTATTTTTTCCCCGTAAATTTATTATTTATACGCTTGCTATTTTTTCCTTGACTTCCGCCGTGGGTCGGTTATAATCTTTACGTAGGATATGTTACCAGAAAACAACACAGAAGTCAAGGATAAAATTTCACAGCGGCCGGTCAAAACGAAAATGGTCGTCCGATTAATAAATAGCCGCGGCCTAAAGCATTACTGGATTGCCCGCGAAGTCCTTAATATCCACCCTAAACACTTCAGCAGAATACTACGCAACAAAAAGTATTGCCGTCTAAACCCCCGATACGTTCCGGCGCTTGCCAAACTTTTAAAGGTTCGGCAAAACGAAATACGCCGCTTGTTTGGCCTCCCCGAAAAACACCGCAAAGCTCTGGGCGATGACCGACTCGAACGGTCGACCTCCTGCTTGTAAGGCAGGGGGCCGGTTTGATAAATATGACAAATATGTCAAACAAAGTAAGTATTAAAGGAGGAACTTAGATGGAACCGATAATCTACAAGCTCGAAGTCTATAGCGGCGGTAACCTCCTGTTCTTCGTAGGCCGTCGGCAAACGTTAGACAACGCCCGCCGCGAAGCCCACTATATTATAAAGCAACGCAACGAAGCGGTATACGTGGATATCTGGGACGCCGAGGCCAACACGCTCGTCGAACGCGTGGTGCCGTAATGGAACGCCGTCGCCGCCACGATACCCGCGCCCGCGCTTGCCCACGGCCTAAAATTGACGCAAACGCCAAGGGTAGACATCCACTAAGGCCCGAGCAACGACGCCTTATAACGGCCCTTAAAGCGCGTCTTATAAAATCCGGTATTTCCGCCTCGGAAGCCGGCCGTATCGCCGGCGTAGACCCCGGCGACGCCCGCCGCGTCCTGGCGTTCGGGGCGGCGACGCCCCGGACCCTCCGCAAACTTTTCGACGCCTTCAACGTAAACGAATACGAAGAGCTCAGCGCCGCGGAAAGGCGCGGGGCGATTTTGCTTCAACTTCGCGCCGCGGCGGAGCGCCAGGCCGACCTCTTGGGTGAGCTCGCGGCGTTAAGCCTAGGCGACGACCCGCCGGGGTTATAGGAGCCACGCATGACCGACACCATTATATACCGCGACGCCGACGGCGACGTTATCTACGCCGCCTGCGTCGGCTGCGAGTTTTACAAGGGCTGCGTCGAAAGCAGCATCACCGAAGACGAGGCGCCGTGCCAGGCGCATCCGCGGAAGCGGAGAAAGCGAAGGGAGAAATGATGAAAAAGAAGATACGAACGCACAAGGACGCCTTCCGGGCCTACCTAACGCCGGAGAAGTATGAAATAGACCCCGAAGAAAGTTGCGTGTTTTGCCAGTTAAAAAATAATAATTACAATCGCGGTTTCATTGCGTGTGAGAAATATTGTTCAGTTGCATCGGCGTGTATAGTCGTAGATGACGGAGCCGAACAAAAGAAATTAATCCGCTACGTCCTTCGCTACTGCAAAGAATGGCGGGTTAAAAATATCCGCCGCCTGGTAATCAAGAAAATGGAAGCGATGGGTTATTAGGAGGCTAAGATGACCACCTACCCCGACTTACCGTTCGATAAGAGGGCCAACAGCGTGCGGCGTAAGTTTGACCTGGCGCTCCGCCGCATCGTCGAGGCCGGCGACGCCGCGGAGCTTGACTACCTCGACGTACTCATTAACAGCGCGCTCGCGCATTTCCGCAACTCGCGGCCACGGCGGCCCGCTAAACCCACCGCCGCCGCCGTCGACGCCCTCCTGGCCGACATCGTAGCCAAGGGTCGTGAAGGGTGCGGTGGGGCGTGATGGAAATAAGAACGATTAAAGTCCCGCGAGAGTTCTGGGGCATACTTGAACCCGGAAGCGAAATGATAATAGGAGGACGTGAAATGCCGAAGCCGAACTGGAAGGAAGCGTTTGAGTGGGCGCTGGCAAGGGGCGGGGTATCCTGCCTTACTGTTACCGGTTGCAATTTTTGCGTTTTGGCGGGACACGCAGATAAAGGCAGCCGAACAGGCAAGGATTGTAGTGATTGCCCGCTAAACGTAGTTAATAGTAAGGGTACCGATACTTGCGCCCGTATAAAATTAGACGACTCCGAGCGCCGCGCTATCTGCCGCCACGTACTCGCTACCGTCAAGGACTTCACCGACCGCGACGAAATCCGCGCCCGCATCGCCGAAATGCTGGACGACGACGCGCGGGAGAAGTTCGTCGGGAAGGCGAAGGCGGAATACCACCGATTTGATTTAGCCGCAACTGGATTTATGCGCGTTGGTGGTAACACTAAAGTGGTGATACAACCTAATAGGCTTGCTTATACGATTATCGAAGGTAAATATCCTAAAGATGTAAACGACGAAGAAAATTTTATCGCCGCCTTCCGCGACGCAGAACTCCGCGACCTCGTACTCAAACTCCTACGCGAGGCGAAATGAGCGAATACGCCGGCCCCGCCTACGTGCGGCTTAGCCCGACGCGGATTAACACCGCGCTCGATTGCCCGCGTAAATTCCGCTACCGCTACGTCGACCGCCTCGAGCCGCGCGGCCTCCCCTCGATGCTCGCCTTCGGCCGCGCCGTCCACGCTGCTATCGCCGCCGCCTACGCCAACCAGAACGCGCCGCTCGACAGCGCCGGCGTCGCCGACGCCTTTACCCGCCACTTCGCCGTACGCGACGAGCAGGGCATCTCCTATAAAGACGGCGAAGATTACGACAAGCTCGACGCCAAGGGCCGCGCCCTCGTTTCCTGCTGGTACGAGCAGTTTATCGATGAAGTGCTCGACGCTAAGGTCTGGTCGCTCGAGAGCGAACTCGTCCACGATATCGAACCGGGCCTCGCCGTCGTCGGCCACCCCGACGTAATTGAGGAGCGCGACGGCCGCCTGTACGTCGGCGAACACAAGACCGTCGCGAGCTGGGGCGAGACAAATGAGATGCTCGTCGGTCGCAGCATCCAGCTCACCGTCTACGCCTACCTGTGCTGGAAGCACTTCGGCCGCCTCCCCGACGCCCTCTACATCACCGTCCTCAAAAAGACGAAAAAGCCCGAGGCGTTCCGTTGCTACACGATGCGTAGCGCCGAGGAGGTCGCCGCCTTCGAGGACCAGGCCCGCGATGTCGCGGCGCTGATACGCCACTACGCCGCCGCTAATACCTACCCCTGCAACTTTCACCGCGACTGCGGCTGGTGCGGCTTTCACCCGAAATGCTGGGGCCTCGACGGCGCCGACGCGATGTTCGCTAAACGCAAGGAAAAAGACGAACGCTAAACCAAGGAGGAGTTGAGAATGGCGAAAGACAAAAGCGTAGTAATCGAAGGTGAAGTGGTGGACGACTCGTTTAGCCTATCGGGCGGCCTGGTGCCGATACCGGTAGAAGAAGAAGTCGTGAACGTACCGGGCCTTACGAGCAACGAACCGCCGGACTTCGGGCCGGCCTGGATTAAGCTCGACCAAGACCGCGGCGGCTTCAATATCGAGGGCGAACACGTCGACCGCCTAGTATGCTGCATCTTCGCGCTAAAGCCGACGTATACGCGATTCGAAAGGGACGAGAACGGCGACCCCGTCCTCGGCCGGCCGCTTTGCAAATCACTTGATCGCGTACACGGCACCGGCGACCCGGGCGGTAACTGCGCGAAGTGCGCGAAAAAAGAATGGCCCGAGAAGAAGGGCGCCAAGCCGGATTGTAGCCACACCGCCGAGTTACTACTCGCCCGCGACGCCGGAAGGCCGATGCCAGAAGGGGCATACCTTCGGGTAAAAGGCATGTCTGTAAATCCGGCACTTCAATACGTACGGAAACTCGGCCGGAAGTATACGAACAACCTATGGCGCGCCCTCACCATCATAACGACCGTCCCCGAGAAATACCAGCAGACGAAAACCTATTACGTCGCCGCGTTCGAACAAGTCGAGGGCAAGGATTTCTTAGAAGTCCCGGCGATACAACCGGCCCTCATACAACTGAAGGCGCAACTCGAAGAGGGCTTTGTCCTCTTCGCAACCGAGCACGACGATACCGACGACGGCGACGCCGAGCGGTCGTTTTAACCCGTAACACCCAACGGGGCGGCGCGTTAAGTGTCGAGCACGGTTCGCGCCGCCCCACGGAAGGGGAAGGATATGAGAAAGCCTACATTAGAAAGGTCGCAAGGTAGATCAGGTGGAATCCAAAGGTTATATCGTTTCGAAAACGGCTTCGGCGCCAGCGTTGTACAAAACACATATAGCTACGGCGGCAACGAAGGATTATGGGAACTCGCCGTCTTAAAGTTCTCCGGCCCGGACATCAAAGACTACAAATTAACCTACGACACGCCTATTACCGACGACGTGATAGGTCACCTAAACGAAGCCGAAGTAGAAGAATACCTTGAGAAAATCGAGGCGTTGAAACTCGTATGAGCGCCGACGGCTACCTACCCCCCGGCTGTACGCACCGCGACGTCGACCGCGCCGCCGACGCCCGCCTGGACGGCGACGAGCCCGAGGCTTGCCCCGTGTGCGGCGCCCCCGGCGAATTCGTGCGCGGCCGGATGACGTGCTGCGGCGCAACGGCGAAGGATATCGAGGAGGATTAAAAAATGCTAAAAGAATTGGTACTTTATCTTGGCCGACTGGCGCGGGAACGTTTTTACGGCACGGTAGAGCTTAAATTTGAAGCTGGCCGCGTCGTCTCCGTTCGCCTTAACCGAACGCTAAAGCTCGAAGATTTAGCGGGTGAAGGTGAATAGAAAATTGCGTCGTAGTTATCCGCAAGTGGGGGCGCGAGTGGACTCGACGGTGATTAAAGCCGAAGCGCTCTTCACCGTACCGGGTTCGATTCCCGGCGCCTCCAATAGGAGGTAATAAGATGAGCGAGATACAAAGCAAGTTAGGCGACCTTCACCTCACCATACATAGCCTTGAGAGTACGGCCCGGCTCGAGGGTCGTATCAGTGTCCAAGGTTGGCGGACCGTTATGCTTGACCTCACCGGCCAGGCGCAGCGGGAGCTTATCGAGATATACAAGGAGATACTCGGCGACGCTAAGGTAAATGAGAAGATTGACGAAATATTAGCGGCGGCGGAATAATGAACGCGCCGGACCTTACGCAGCTCGACGTATACGACCTCCTGGACCGCTACGGCGGCTACCTGGACGCGCGGGGGCGCAGCATCCTTGATCACTTCCTCGAGTATATGGCGCACCCCGCGCAGCGCGTCGCCGAAGTGCGCGATGAAGAGGGGTTGAGCAAAAAACTCTACTACGCGACGCTGGCGATGCTCGCCAAGCTGCAAACGTTCGCCGCCGGCGCCGAGGAGTGCCCGCCGCCGCCACCCCCCAAGCCGCGGCGCACCCACGCGCAGGCTGCCCGGGACGCCGCCGTTGACCGCCGCGCCATAACGCGGGCGTGGCGCAGGATATTAAAGGAGGCTAAAAGTGGAAAGTAACGAGCCGAACGAACGGGAAAAGAAACTAGCCCAAAAGATATTCGACGAATTATTTAAGCGGTTCACAGCTGTATTCTTAGACGCAAAACTTGGCATAACCGAAGCTACCGACCAAGCGGAATGCGTAATATATCAAGCTCTCGCCGCCTACCGCGCCGAACTCACCGCGCCCGCCGGGGGCGATGTAGAGACGGTGGATAAACTCGTAAGGAGGTTTTACAAAATACCTGACGGCGAGGAGTTGGCGGATTGGGCCTATAAACTCCGCAACGAAATCACAGCCGCCCTCCACGTCGCGCAGCAAGTGGAGCGGAGCAAGGTTCCGCCGCCCGACGAAATACATCGAGATGGTTACAACAAAGGCGTAGAAGCCGAACGCGAGAGATGGGAAGCGGCGGCGCGAAAATATCGAAGGATTTATAAAGCGGCGAGGAGAGTATTAAAATCGTGGGAAGAGGACGGTCCGGGTGGCCTAACCGATATAACAATAACGGGCGAATTAAAGGACGCCATCACGGCCCTCTTGGCGGGCGAGGAGGCTAAAAGTGGAAAGTGAACCGAACGAACGGGAATGGAAATGTCGTTACGAACGGGAAAAAGCTGTAGCGAATAATATCGCAAATAGTTTTTCCCGCGTAGTAGAGCTTTCAACCGACGCCAAAGGCATATTGGCCGATTTGGCGTATCTTGAAATCACGGACTACCGCGCCGAACTCACCGCGCCCGCCGGGGGCGATGACAGGGAAGCGGCGGAGAAGTTATACGATGATATAGGAATATTCGCGGACGAAACTAAAGCGGGGCGCGATTACCGTATAGGGCAAATCGAAGCCGCCCTCCACGCCGCGCGGCAAGCGGAGCGGGCGGAGGGCGAGGCTATCAAGACGGCGGAATTAGAATTTGTAAGGACGACCGGACTACTCGTAGCAGATTACGCTACGATGGGCAAGGCGACGCCGGAACGGCAAGAGCAATATATCCTGGCCCGCGACGCCCTCGCGGCGCTCGTGGGATGCGAGAAAGAGGTGGAGAGCGGTGAGTGAGAAATGCCAAAATTGTGGGGAAATTTATGAAACGGTTTATAGAATTCCCGATGGAGTTTGGGCGATTTTGATGAAAGCGATGGGCCTCCGTAGAGCTAACGGCTTATTGTGTATAGGTTGTGCGGATAAAATTGCCCGCGATAAAGGCATTACATTATATTGGGCCGCAGAGGTTAATCAATACCCGGTAACCCCGCCCGGCGGCGGAAAGGAGTAGCGATATGGCAATAAGACTGCGCGTAAATAAAGTTACGGGGCAATGGATGGCGTTGTGCGCGGTAGAATATCCCGAAGAATATGGAGATATTTATTTAGACGACGCGCACGACCACGCCCTCCGCGAAAAATACTTGGCCGACTATGAAAGCGAAGGGTTAATCAACGGTTCCCGCATCGCCGCCCTGGATGCCGAGCGCGACCAGGCCCGCGCCGAACGCGACGCCGCGCGGCGGGCGCTGGATGCGGCGAAAAAAGAAGCAGCGGATTGGAAAGAAGAAGCGATAGCTATGAGGGCAAGAAGTTAAACCCGCGCCGCGCTCAAGGCGGCGGAGAGGAGCGCGAGATGAAGTCGCTAATCCTAATATGGCCGGTCCTGGTATACGCGGCGTTTATGATTGTAGTAATTATCTACGCCGCCTACGCCAACTACAAAGGGAAGCCGCTTTAATGAAGGCCGCCGTATACATCCTGGCGGTGCTGCTGCTCGTATCCGCCGCCCTTAATGTGATACTGGGTTTTGAGGTATACAAGGCCCAAGGACAACGGGATGCCTGGTGCCTCGTGGCCCTCGTAGTTCGGGAAAATAATAAGCAACTCGGCGAAGTTCTTAACGACCGCGAGGCGATGGAGGCGTTTATGCAAAACCAGACCGACGCCTACTTTGCCGTCCTTGACGCATTTAATAAAGTAGCGCCGGATATGCCGAAGGGGAATATCCCCGCCGACCCCGAGCTACAACGGTTGTACGTTCTTTATTACAAGGTAAACGACGAGGCTTGGAACGGCGACGCGGAAAAACTTAGGCTTTGGGGCCAAAAGTATAAATTAGATACGACAATACCGGATAGCCCGGACCCCATCGCCGGTGGGCCGGAATAATCGCCGCCCTAATGTGGGCGTGGCGGTTGATAAGAGGAGGTAAGTGATGGAACCGATAAAGGTTTATACGTGCGGAGCGCGGGCGATATTCGTCGAGTCGCCCGAGAATTGTCTGCTCTTAAAGAACGGCAACTGTAAGGATGGTAAGGCTTGCGACGCCGTCGAGGTCGTCGTAATCCCCGAAGCCCGCCACGCCAAAACGCAGGCGGCGCTCGCGGCGGCGGAGGAGATATTAAGTAGCCTCGATGAAATTAGTACGGAAAGTTGGGCTGGAATTGCGGCGGGTAGCTGGGTTGATATGAGCGAAGTACGTGAGGCCCTTGCCCTAATCCGTGAAGCGAAGGGAGCCGAAGATGATTAAATACAATAAAAGGGATACGGCCGAAGGGCGTTTACTTTCGGCGATTATCAAGGCTGGATATTTTCCGGCGCTAGCGTATGAAGGGAAAGCCGGTTGGTACGTATATATTAAAAATAGGTCAGGCATTATGGTAGCGCGCGGGAATAAAAGTAACCGCCGCTCGGCAATAATCGCGGCGATAAAGGACATTAATAAGGGAGCCGAAGATGCCGGATAAAATAGTAATACCGCCGGAGCGGCCGTGCTGGAAATGTCGGCCCGTGGGGCCGGAAGATATGCCGGAGTTTTTAGCATTTATGGCCGATAAAAACTGTACGGCTTGCCACGGCACCGGCCGGACGCGCATCTTCGACGAGTTCGCCGCGGCGATAAAAAAATTACTATATATTAATTACGAACATACCGGGCCCAGCAGTGGAAACTTACCCGGAAAAAGCTATCGGGTTAAGATATCGAATGGCGCAAGGGAATATATCGCTTTTGGCCCCACGCCCACCGCCGCCATGGAAGCCGCGGCGGTCAAGTTTAATGAAGGAGGTTAGGAGAATGGAAAACCCAAGACTTTTTCTAAGCGAAGCAAAGGTAAAGGATATAATTCAGGCTTTAGCAAAGGCCGACCCGGAAGCCTATATTCGTTTTGACGTATGGGATGAGAAACAAGAGTCATACGGTAATGAATATAAATATCTTAACGGGATAGAATACGACCTTATCGATAAAAACGCAAACGTGATAATTAACGTAGGCTAATCGCCTATCTGATTAGGAGGTCAAGGTGAGCGAACCCAAAGCCGAAGCCGTACCATTCACGGTGTTTCGCGTCGAGCGCGACGGCCACGTAACGCATACCCTCGCACGGTTGGGGAAGCCGAGCTCGTATTCTTCGCCGCCCTAATGTGGGCGTGGCGGTTGATAAGAGGAGGATGTAATGAGCGACGAAATAGTAAAGGGTAATACGTGCTGGAACCGAGCCGCATTTACAGGTGAAGTTGCCGATTGCCCCTGTCTAACAAAGCACGGCTACGAAGAACTTTGTATCGCTGGCCCGTATGCTGGCGATTGCGACGCCGAACCCGTCTATCTATACCCCAAAGCCCGCCACGCCAAAACGCGGGCGGCGCTCGCGGCGGCGGATAAAGTATTAGCCGAATTTGAATTAAGAGTAGGTAGGCGGAGTATTACATTTGATGAAATTAAAGCAGCCCGCGAGCTAATCCGCGATGCGAAAGGAGCCGAAGATGCCAGATAAAATAGTAATACCGCCGGAGCGGCCGTGCCCGTATTGCGACGGTAAGGGATACATAATCGAATTAGAAGGTGAGAAGTGTTTAAATTGCCACGGCACCGGGCGGGCGTGGGTGTTCGACGAGCTCGCGGCGGCGGTAGACGAAGCCGGTTTTGAAATCGAGCAGCCTTTTAAAATAGCTTCTAACGAGTGGGAAATAAGCATATCGGATTGCTGGTATAAACATAGCGGCACCGGCCCCGCGCCCACCGCCGCCCTGGTAGCCGCGGCGGAGAACGCTAATGAAGGAGGTTAGGAAGATGGGAATGCCTAATACGCAAAAGTATGCTAATTCAGCGGCGGCGAAATTACATGACTTGAGTTTAACCGAAATTGAGGCTACTTCGCTTGGCGTTGCGCTCGTGCTGGCCATCGTACAATCGTTTCGGGATTTAAAAATACACGACGACGGTAAATACTATGACGCATTTATAGCCGGCGCGCCGAGCGAGGAAAAGCGCGTGGCTATAGAAAAGCTCATTAAAACCCTTGACGGCCTCGATAACCACCAAGTCCAAGCGTTGGGCCATTTTATCGGCGGTCAATTATTTATGGTTCAACAGGCCGACGGGTTAGAAATTTTCGAAGAGGAAATTAATTAAGAGGAGGTCAAGGTGAGCGACGAACCCAAAGCCGAAGCCGTACCATTCACGGTGTTTCGCGTCGAGCGCGACGGCCACGTAACGCATACCCTCGCAAGGTTGGGGAAGCCGAGCCTTTGTATACCCGCCGCCAAAGCGCGGGAGTTTTTGAGCGAAGGGATAAGGCTCGCGGCCATTCTTGCCGTCGAAATTCCCGCATACGAAAAAAGTTGCGACGAATTCCTGGTAAAAGCTAAAACCCTAAAGGCGACGCTGCCGGAATAGGAGGACGACGTGAAAGCGAAGTTTAAAAAGGGCGATATAATATTTATTGAGGGCAGTGCAGAAAAGTTTTTCGCTCAGGTAATGCGAGTAGGCGGTGCTTATATCAAGTGGTGGGACGGCCGCGAAACCGATTATTGTATGAACCATATCGCAACCCTCGTATGCCGCGCCGAGAACCGCGAAGATGGCGCGTAGCGTCATAAACCCAGGAGGTTAGAAGATGAAGTTATACCAACGCGGATTCGATAAACTAAACGGCGGCGCGTTAGCTCATACCGGCGAAGCAATATTGATGCTTTGCAAGTTCGCCGACGAAACCAACGCCGACGAAGGTAAATTCACAGTAAGTTGGATTCCCGATAACGAAGACGAAAAACCCGCAATCGGCGAATGGGTGCCGGAAGTAATATTGCGCGTTCATAAATATACCGGCGAAGAGGATTAATGCCGCGTAGCGTCATAGCCTTCGACGACTCGCTCCTGACCGTCGGCGCCGTCGCCGTACAGCACGACGAGATTGTGGCGGCGGCGACGTTCGTACACGATACGAACAAGCTCAAGGGCGTCGAGAAATACGCCTGGGTCGCGGCGTTACAGGCGGCCGACGTTGCCGCGTTCCTCGAGCGCTACAACCGCGACACGCCGGTTATTATCGAGGTAGGCGCGAACGCCAACGGAACGACGTGGGTAGACAAGGACCGCCGCGTGATACTCACCGACGGCATCGCCTCCGGCGCGGTCTTGGGAACCGCCCAGGCGCTCGGCTTTACGCACGTTGAGTTTATCCCCGCCGGCACCGGCGGCTGGGGCGGCAAGCGCAACGCGTTTTTAGCGGATAGTTTCGCCGACAGCGACATACTCAAAACCGAGCACGAGCGCGACGCCGCAGCGATGGCGGCGTGGTGGCTCGCGCGGAATGGAGTGAGGTAGGTATGGCAAGCGCAAGGCGCACAAGAGCGATTAGGTTAAGCCGTAAACCCTATTGGATTTTGCCGGTCAATAAAAAAGAAATGGAAAATCTCCAAGAATTCGGCGTACTTCAACATTCGGAACCGCCCGCTTTGGGGGGTGTAAATTTTTTCCATAGGTATATTTATTACCGTTACGACATCGGCGGCTTTTGGAATAAGGTTAGTACGTTAATACATGAAGTAGTACACGTGGCATTTAGGAACCTTCGCAGCAGAATTAAATTTCGCATAAGCCATGATAACGAAGAGGAGTTCTGCAACGAGGTTGCGAACCTAATTGTATGTTGGTTGCGCCAATGGCACTGGTTTAGAAAAAAGGATATAGCCTAACCCCCACGCCCGCGCGGCAAGCGCCGGAGAGGAGAGCGAAGATGCAAAACGAAGATAAAGTATTGATAGCATTACTACCCGCAGGTTGCGACGATGAAATAATAATTAAGCGTGATGAAGGGCCGGAATATGAAGAAACCCCCAAGCCCATACCGTTCAAGTTTACGTTCAACGGTTTGGTGTCGGTTAAAGCCCACGACTTACTATCGGGTCTGGCTCTATTAGCCGCAGCCGTTGATGAAATGGTTGCGGAAAATGAGCGGCGGAGAGGAGAGCGCGATGTCTAAAATAATAAAGGTGGTAGGCGTAGGCGACGGCCCCGAGCGAAGGACTTACGTTGAAGGCGGGCCGGCGTGTAACGGGGACGGCAACGCATTTTTAGATTGTAAAGGAACGGGGCGGTTTACTATAAGCCCTGGTGCCCCCGCCGACCCTACCATAAATAAAATTGGCGTTGATGAACCCTGTTGTATTTGCCACGGTACCGGCGTCCAGGCCGTCGAGCTATGGCCCGACGCGGAGCTAGACCGTTGGCTTGCCGAGCATTTCGAAACGTGGGATTTACGGATGCGGCGCGAGCTGCATACTAACGAGCCTACTTACTTCGTCGAGGGCGAACCGTTCATAATAAACCCGCCCGGCAGCGATACTTCAAGGGGCGCCAAAGTCGCGGCGGTTATCGCCGTGGCGGAGGTAGATAATGCCGACTAAAATAGAATGGGCCGAGGAGAGTTGGAACCCGGTAACGGGGTGTACGCCGGTTAGCGAGGGGTGCGAGAATTGCTATGCGGCGCGAATGGCGAAACGACTCGCGGGGCGGGCCGGCTATCCGGCCGACGACCCGTTCAAAGTAACGCTACACCCCGAGCGTTTAGAGCAGCCGTTGAAGTGGCGCAAGCCGCGGCGTATCTTCGTCTGCTCGATGGGAGACTTGTTTCACCCGGATGTACCGTTTTGGTTTGTATGCCAAGTTATGGCAATCGTAGCGGCGTGCCCCCAACATCAATTTCTATTCCTAACAAAGCGGGCCGTGGCGATGCACGATTACTTTACGGCGTCGTTACCGCTGGAATTTGAACTACCGGAAGCGGCCAAAGAGTTAGGCGTCCTCGATAAAATACCGGGCAAGAAAACGCCGTGGCCGCCCAAAAACATCTGGCTCGGCGTAACGGCCGAGAACCAGGCCCGCGCCGACGAACGTATACCCGTCCTGTTGAGTATCCCAGCCGCCGTCCACTTCGTAAGTATCGAGCCGTGCTTGGGGCCGGTGAACATAGAAAAACCCATCGGCGCTATAGGCAACCGAACCAACTTCGTTTTAGAACAGGCTGTCGGCCAACCTCGTATCTTGGCCGCTTGCCCGGAATGCGAAGGCACCCGCTACTTCCAAACCGACCCGCATATAGAATATTGCAGCGCGTGCGGCGGTACAGGTTGGGGACTCGATTGGATTATCCTCGGCGGCGAGTCTGGCCCCGGCGCTCGGCCCGTACATCCCGATTGGGTACGTTCGGTCCGCGACCAGTGCCAGGCGGCGGGCGTTCCGTTTTTCTTTAAGCAGTGGGGCGAATGGATAGCCGACGAAATGGAATTGCCGGGCGAGGGGCCGCGAAGCAGGCCGGAACCGTATAGGTGGTTTCCTCCCCAAAAGGAAAAAGGTGAAAGTATCGGTACGTGCTGTTACCGCGTTGGTAAAAAAGAAGCGGGCCGCGAACTCGACGGGCGAACGTGGGAACAATACCCCGCCGTGACGGAGGTGGAGTGATGAAATTCGACGAATGGTTTACCGAGCGGTTCGGGCCAGAGCCAGAGCCGGGAAGGGGCTTTGACGACATACGACAGGAAATATACCGCGCGGAAGAACACGTAACGCTTTGTAGGAATAGGCTCGGAGCGAAGCGCGAATGGTGGGTGCGGCGCAACGGAGCTTTAAAGGCGTGGGTTGCGCGGGAAGATACCGCAGCGGAGCACTCGTAACGGGCGCTGAAGGCCCGGAAGAGGAGGTTGTGATGCGATATTTAAACGCGAAAGAGGAAAGAATTATAAAGGGCAATATCCCTTGGGAGCATATAGACCCAAACATAAGGGATTTGGTATCGTTTGCGAATACCATAAACGGATTAGCTACAGTCCAAAGTTGCGCTGGTCATATTAAAGCTCTTAAAACGGGCGGGTTTAATATATCTGACGCTCACATAGCTTTTAAGGGGACCGAAAGAATAATCCGAAACGCTTTATTCCAAGCCGTTCCCAAATGCAACATTCGAGATGTAAGTATAAGACGGTTCGATGACGGTAGTTTTTGGATTTGCGTCTATGTTGACCCCGCAGAAAAATCGAAACTTTACGAATTATTTAGGTTTATCAAGGAGGCTTAACGTGCGCCACTCCCTAACGGCTATAATCCTCACCGGATAAGTTATTTAAACTATTCAATAAGGAGGTGAAATAATATGAATCAGGCAAAAAACGAAATTCAACGGTTAGCTGATTTTCTTTTAAGGCGTTACCCAGACGAAATCGGTAAGGGAAATCCACAAAGCGGTGAAAGTGCCGTTGACGTAGCAATTCGCTTATTAAGTAAATAATAAGCGAAATGGGCGGTGTGGGTGGGCAAAGGAGGCCCCCTAATGCGCTACATCCTAACAGCGTTGGTCCTCGCCGGCGTCGCGGGCGGGGCGTGGGCGATAGGCGTAGGCGAATACGCAATAGAAGTTTTCGGATTAGAGGACGGCGGATTTCTCATAAAGTATATCTGGATTGAACTAGGCGCTGGTGGCGATTACGCCATTCTCTTGGGCGATGAAAAGGTTGGTACGTACCCAAGCTATGAAGAGTATCACTACGAAACGGCGACGTTTCACGTAGACTCCCTGGCCGATATAAAGCCCACGCCGGCGGAGATGGAAAAACGCTAACCGCGCGGGCGAGGCATAAAAGGAGGCACGGATGAGCGATTACCTTAAGCACGCAATCGACGAAATACTTGAAACGATAAAAATACATACGGAAGCGATAACGCTTTTACGCGAACGTATAGAAGCGTTAGAGAAAAAAGTCAATAGAAAGGAGCCTCTATGCCCACCGAAGACGACGTAGCGGCGACGGCGGAGAAGCTGGGTAAAACTAAAGTTTGGAAAAAAGGAACGTACAGCGAAACGATAGAATTATCCGAAGCCATAGGTTGGAATTCGGTCCATCGCCTCGCCCGCGTGGCGCTGGGGTTCTGCGAGGCGAGACAGGCATTTAGGGAAGAATCAGAAAGGCGGAAAAAATCGTGGATTCCGAAATGAGATTAGACCTTGACGCAATAGAGGCGCGCGCGGAAGCGGCGATTAACAATTGGGAACAAAATACCGAGCGTGCTTTACAGAGTTAAGCTTAAAGTATTATAACGAAATAATTTTAATTAACGCGGTGGGTAGTTTACCTATTAGGGTAAGTCGACAATTCGGAGCGGGCCGGAAGGTCGGGCGTACTCACCAAAATATACTCGTATTTTTTAAAGGCAACCCCGAACGCATAAAAAGGGAATTCGGCGATGGAACTTTTACGCTTCCCAAATAAAAAGCTACGCGCCCGCGTCATAAAAGAGTACGTCGCGGCGGCGGGGTATAGGGGCGTTGTATGTTTTTCCTGCGGTAACGCCTCGACAGCGTTAAAAGAGGCGGGGCTTTACGTTATTGACGTATCGCCGCGGGGAGAACTTGAGGCCCGTAAATGGTGGACGCCCGAGGATATACACCGTGCTTGGCCCGACTTATTCGACGCCACCAGTGGACACCTACCGTTGCCTTTAATGGTAAAAATATCAGCGGCTTTCAAAAAGTATTTAGGGCCGGAGCCTTATTCTTTAAACGTACCTACCGGCTCGGGCGAAACTATTTTAGCGTTGAAAGTAGCGTACCCGACGCTCGATTTTAGGCCCGTATATAATTTAGATGACGCTACTAAATACAATCCAGAAGCGCCACTTAATAAAGTAGTTGAAGGGATATGCGAAATGGAAATTATCAATGCCTAAAACCCGCGACGGCAGCGCGATACTCGCCGACCTACGGGGCAAGACCGCCAACGCCGCGGCCGAATACGCCGCCCGAGGCTGGGCCGTGTTCCCCTGCGTACCCGGCGGTAAAGTACCGCTGGGAACACTCGCCCCCCACGGCGTCAAGGACGCGACGACCGACGCGATGAAGATACGGGAATGGTGGACCGCCGAGCCTAACGCCAACGTCGCCATCGCCGCCGGCCGCTCCGGCCTCGTAATCGTGGACTGCGACGGCACCGAGGGTATAGGTGCCTTTACCTCCTGGGCCGACGCGCAGGATATACCGCTCGGCGACGTACCCTGCGCCGCGACGCCGAACGGCGGGCGGCATTACTATTTTGCGGCGGGGAACAGCCCCGCCGTCCCTTTATCCCCCCGCGTACGCGTCCTCCCCGGCGTCGATATCCGCGCCGGCGAAAGCTACGTCGTCGCGCCGCCGTCAACTTTTGAAGAGGAGAAATAGCTATCAAGACGTGGGATTGGACCCTCCCCCCCGACGACGGCGTACCTGCGGCGCCCACGGCGCTGCTTGAGCTGGCGACGACACCGGCGGCCGCGCCGGCGCAAAACGGCGCCGAAGAACCGATACCCGAAGGTCGCCGGGATATGGAGCTGACGCGCATCGCCGGCGCGTTGCGGCGACAAGGCGCTACGCAGAACGAAATACTCGCCGCCCTCCGGGCCGTCAACATCCGCTGCCGCCCGCCGCACGGCGAAAAGGACCTCATCCGCATCGCCCGCAGCGTTGCGCGGTATGAGCCGGAGCAGCGAAAATACAACCTTACCGACGGCGGCAACGGCGAATTCTACGCCGACGAATACGGCGACCGCGTGCGCTACGACCGCCGCCGCGGCGCGTGGTTGGTATGGGACGGTACGATTTGGGGTACAAACAACGACGGCGCGCTCACGCGCCTGGCCCTTAAAGCCGCCCGGAAGCGCGGTATGGCGGCGTATGTAGAAAAGGATTAATGACCTGGCGCGAAAAATACCTGAATCAAATCGTATGCGGCGACTGTCTGGAGTTGATGCCAGAGTTGCCGGCGGGAACTGTTGACTTAATTTTAACAGACCCGCCGTGGTTCGCGCCGGTAGCTACCTAT